CCTGCCGGCGACCAGCTGAAGCCTGCCTGTTCAACTTTATCGAGGGAGATCACCGATGCCAAAGCCATCTGAGAAGACCTTGCGCCTGCAGGCAGACAAGGAAGCCATCCAGCAAATGCTCGACCAAGGCGCCAGTTTCCGCCAGATCGGGCTGAAATACGGCTGCAGCTACACGCTCGTCCAGTACGTGATGAAGCCAGAAATGAAGAAGGAGCGACGGCGGAAAACCAACGATCGGAAGAACCGGGACACGACCGGCGTGAAGCCGCGGTCCTCCGCCAAGCCCCAGCCGAAGGTGATTGTCGAGGGAGAACCTGAGCCGCCAGACACGCGCGATCTGACCGGCCGGATGTTTGGAGATCCAATTTATGAGCGTTCGTACCTCTATAAAATGAGGAGCGGCAACAATGCGCGCTAAACACCCGCAATTCCCAGACTATTGGATACACTCGGACGGCACAGTTGTGCGCGCAGTCGATTCACAAAAATACCAGAAGGCAGGAGACGTTCTTGCTGGCCGTGTTTTACAGTCAGGGTACCGTCAGCACAAATTGGTCGATGCAGACGGATGCCAGCGCTTTGTGCGGACAAATAGGCTTGTCTGCGAAGCGTTTTCGGGGTTTGCGCCATCGCCACAGCACCATTCGGCACACAAAGACGGTGATCGGCTGAACAACGCGGCCCAAAATCTCTATTGGGCAACCCCGCAGCAAAACAAGGCGGATTCGATAGCACACGGCACGGTGGCCCGGGGTGAAAGAGCCGCCAACCAGCACGGCGCCGCCAAGTTAACCGCTGAGAAAGTTGCTGAAATAAGAGCCGCATACAAAGGCAAGAAGGGCAACTTGGTTTCTTTGGCCTTCATTTATGGCGTTGCGCCAACATGCATTCAAAAAGTTGTTTCTGGGAAAACTTGGAAACACGCGTGACCGATCACTACGCCTTTCTCAAGGCCTGGCTGCGCGCCAATTGGAAGGGGATGCCTGACGAGCAGGCCGAGATCATGCTGCAGGCCGCAAATGCAATCGAGTCGCTCGAGTTGGACGTTATCTGCCTCAGATTGGAACTTCGCCGATGCGCTGGTACGCGATTAGAACCAAACCAGGCGCAATGCGCCAATCCGACCGATTGACCATGGTCGAGGCGGAACTGCGCCTGTACGAGGTCGAGCATTACCTTCCGATCGAGACGGTGGAGATTCGCCACCACCGGACAAAGAAGCTGATTGAGATGCGCAAGCCGCTCTGCCCCGGCTATTGCTTCGTGGCCAATGTGATCGATTGGGAGCTGTTTGACCGATTGCGCTGGGCGACCGGCCCAATACGCATAAACAATCAGCCTGCCAGAATCCCATTGGGCGACATTGACCAGATCAAAGAGGCCGAGCGCCTCATTCAATTGGCCTCAAATGCCCGCCAATCGGACACACAGATCGACATAAAGCGCCGGTTCCCCGCCGGAACCCGTATTAAAATCACAGGCGAGCATCCATTGCGCGGCCAATCAGCCTACGTGCTGGAAACCAAAGGCCGCAAAAGTCTCAAAGCTGTGCTGAGCAGCCTAAAGGCGCTTCAAATTGAGGTGCCAATTGCCAACGCCATAGTTGACAGTTAAGTTCGCGCCAATTGATTTGCAGTGAACGTTCCTTTTGCGGCCCGCAGGGGTTGTGCATGGTTCGCTGCAACTCCCAGCGCAATTTGCGCGAATGGGGGGCTTGTGTCCGGATGGCTTTCATAAAAGGCGACATCGCATACATTCCCCTGCAGCGCTCGCGCTCGCATAAGCGCTGGTTTGCGCTGGTCGAGGTCGACGATTTAGACCGCGTCAACCGGCATAAATGGTACGGGATCAATTCTGGCAAGACCGTCTATGTGCGGGCGACCATCGGTCGTTATTTGCCTAAGCACCACATGCAACTGCATTCGCTAGTGATGCGGGTGGACCCCGGTCAAAGGGTTGACCATATCAACGGCAATGGCTTGGACAACCGTCGGTCCAATTTGCGATTAGCAACGCCGGCAGAAAACAGCCGCAATTCCTTCAAGACCGATGCGCAATGGCCGACGTCTCGTTTCAAGGGCGTTCAGTTCACCAGCTCGGGCAAGTGGACGGCAAGCATTAGATTCCATGGCGAATGCAGCGTTCTCGGTCTGTTCGAAGCTGAAGAATCTGCCGCCAGGGCATACGATGCCGCGGCAATGCGCCTGTTCGGTCAATTTGCCAAAACCAATGAAATGATGGGGTTGTTCGAAAACGAGCTTCCCGTTCGAGATGTCAGCGGCCGCCGCATCGTGGAAAAAGATCTCGGTACTTTCCAAGATCGGCTCGATAATGGCAGATGCGACCCGCGCAAGGTTGTTGGCCTGACACGCCACCCGCGCAACAAAAAACTGATGTACCGTATGGATGACGGAAGCCGCGCCTATATTGCTGATTTCCTTGGCGTGGCTCCTACCGAATCCGAACTCAAAGCGATGCGGGCAGAACTTGCGGAATACGACCGCAGGAAAAAAACCGTCGCATAAGCATTTCCAGAAAAAGCAGGCGGGATGTTTCAGACTGCGTCGACCGGCGCGCGGGACAAGGCCCCTATCGCCCGCGAAGAGCGGCGCGTCCCCCGCCTGCCCTGCACATGCTAAGGGCGCGAAATTCGGGCAAGTCCGGTGCTTTCAATCGCATATCGCAGCCTCTCAGAAAGGCAATCACCATGGCAAAGCAGAAAAAAAAGGCGGGACGACCGTCAGGATACACAAATGAACTGGCAGAACAAATCTGCGATCAGATCGCCCTCGGCTTCAGCCTCAATAGGATTTGCAGGGCAGAGGTCATGCCGCACATCCGCACCGTTCACCGTTGGCTGGATGCAAAGCCCGATTTCGCCACCAAGTACGCACGCGCACGCGAACTCATGGCCGACCATTATTTCGATGAAATGCAAGACATTGCCGATGCCGCGACGGCCGAGACGGCCAATGTAGCCAAACTTCGGCTCGACACCATGCGCTGGCGCGTCAGCAAGCTGCTGCCCAAGAAATACGGCGACAAGGTCGAGACTGCCCACACCGGGGCGGTCGAGGTGAGGCACCTCCAGGTCAACGTTATGCCTGCGATGTTGCCGGTAATGCCTCCCCGTAATGGCAATGGACAGTAGCGGCCCAATCCAGATCGATCTCCGCGTACCGCCGAAGCTTATCCCGCTGTTTCAGCCGGCCCGCTATAAGGCGGCATACGGGGGTCGAGGCGGTGCAAAGTCTCACTTCTTCGCCGAGATGCTCATCCTGCGAGCCCGCGAGAAGAAGATCCGAGCAGTGTGCATCCGCGAGGTGCAGGCGACGATCAAGGACAGCGTCAAGCAGCTGCTCGAGGACAAGATCGCCAAATTCGGGTTTCAGGATGATTTCAAGATCGTCCGTGACGAGATCCGGTGCAAGGCAACCGGGAGCCTGATCATCTTCCGCGGCATGCAGTCGTTCAACGCGGAGAACATCAAGTCTCTCGAGTCGTATGACATCGCCTGGGTGGAAGAGGCGCAGACGCTGAGCGACCGCTCGCTCCGCCTGCTGCGCCCGACCATCCGCGCCCCGGAATCAGAGATCTGGTTCGGCTGGAACCCGCGATTCGACACCGACCCAGTTGATGCGTTCTTCCGCAAGGTGCCGCCGAAGAACGCAATCATCGTGCCGGTCAACTGGTACGATAATCCTTTTTTCCCGGCGGTTCTCCGCGAGGAAATGGAAGGCGACTTTGAGCGCGACCCCGAAATGGCGGAACACGTCTGGGGTGGCGGTTACGAGATCATCAGCGAGGCGGCCTACTACGCCAGGCTGATCGCCAAACTGGAGAAAGCCGGCCACGTCGGCGACTTCCCGCACGACCCCAGCCTGAAGGTCTACACAAGCTGGGACATCGGGGTGGACGACTACACCGCGATCTGGTTCTTCCAGATCCGGCGCGACGGCATGGTCACCGTCATCGACTATTTCGAAACATCCGGCCTCGGCGCCCAGGAGTGCGTCCAGCAGGCTCTTCCCGAGCATCTGCAGAACGAGCGCGAGAGCATATCCATGCTGGCCGAGATCGGTCGGTGGCGCGCCTGGTCGTACAGCGGGCACTTCCTGCCGCACGACGTCAGGAACCGTGAGTGGGGAGCCGGGGCGAAGTCGCGCGTCGAGACCCTGATGGAACTGGGCCTTCGTAATGTCCGCAAGGGCGCCGCGACAGATCCAGCCGATCGCGTGAACGCCACGCGCGAGCTGCTCCCGGTGTGCTTCTTCAACCAGACGCCCAGGGTGATGCTCGGGCTGTCTCGGTTGCGACGCTATTCGAGGAAGATGAACAACCAGCTGGGCACATACCTTGGCCCGCTGCACGACGACAATTCGCACGGCGCCGACGCCTTCGGCGAGTTCGCAATCAATGCAGGCATCCGCGCCGCACCGCCGGCAGACGACACGAAAAAGCAGCCGACCGGCACGGTCCTCCTCGAGGGCGCCCCGAAACCCCGCAGCAAAACGAAGATCAGATTATGAGCGCAGTGGACGATCTCGAATCCGACGCGGACGGCGCTGCCGATCAGAAGCGTCAGGAGCCCGACAAGAGCCTAAAGGAGGGCTCTCTGTGGGATTCGTACCTGCACGACTATGAGAAGGCCTACAACGGCTGGAACGAGAAGATCGACCGCATTGAGAAGCTGTACGCCGACGAGGCGATGCTGAAGCGGGACAACAACGAAAGCGAGATGAAGGTCTTCTGGGCCAATATGGAGGTGCTGAACCCTTCGGTGTTCTCGCGCCAGCCGATCCCGGTGGTCGCGGCCAAGTTCAAGAGCCGCAAGCCCATCGTCCAGAAGGCATCCGAAGTCCTCGAGCGCTGCCTGGCGTCGTCCTTCGAAGCTGACGACATCCAGGGCACCATGAAGCTGGTGCGTAACGACTTCACACTTTCCGCTCGCGGCGTGCCGTGGGTGCGGATGGAGATCGAAGGCGACTATGAGTGCGTCAAGATCGAACACCTCTCCCGGCGCGACTTCGCGCACGGTCCAGCCCGCAAGTGGAAAGAGGTTCCTTGGACCGGCCGCCGCGCCTTCCTCACGAAGAAGGAAATGCGCGAGCGCTTCGAACAGTTCAGCGGGAGCCTGTACCTCGAGGCCCAATACACGACGAAGGGCACGGGCGAAAAAGAGGATGAAGACAAGTCCGTCGAGAAAAAGGCGGTCGTCTGGGAGTTCTGGCACAAGGTGCTGGGCGTGGTCTGCTGGCACTCGCCGGGGCTGAAGCAGGTTCTCGACATCACGAACGAGCCGCCTCTCAACCTCAAGGGCTTCTTCCCGTGCCCGCGGCCTGCCTATGGCACGCTGGTGCCTGGCACGCTCAAGCCTATCCCGGACATGGCCTACTATGCGGACCAGCTGGAGGAGATCAACAGCCTGACGAACAGGATCTCGGCGCTGTCCGAGATCGTGAAGCTGCGCGGCTTCTATTCCGCCGGCAACGACGAACTGAAGACGGCGATCGAGAGCGCAATCGCGCGCACGGATCCCAATGCCGTCCTGATCCCGATCTCCAACGTCGGCCACCTGGGTGGCGGGCTTGCCGAGGCGCTGGTCTGGATGCCGCTCGACCAGATCATCAACGCCCTGCAGGCGCTCGTCCTGATGCGAAAGCAGCTGATCGAGGACGTCTATCAGATCACCGGCCTGTCGGACATCATGCGCGGCGCCACGGATCCGAACGAGACGCTTGGCGCGCAGCAGCTGAAGACCCAGTACGGGTCGATCCGCGTCCGCGAAAAGCAGGAGGAGCTCGTCCGCGTGGCTCGCGACCTGGCTCGCATCACTGGCGAGATCATCAGCGAGCAATTCAGCGTTCAGACCATCAAGGCCATGGCGCAATACGACGAGGCTCCCCTGCAGGCCGAGATTGAGCAGCAGCTGGGCCAGATCCGCGAGCAGGTAGCGAAGCTGCAGACCGACCCGCAGATGATGGAGGCCGCGAAGGCGAACCCGCAGCAGGCGCAGCAGATCATGGGCCAGGTCAACCAGGCCATGCAGAAGCTGCAGTCGACCATCACGCTCGACGCCATCGTGCAGCTGCTGAAAGACGAGAACATCCGGCCGTTCGTCCTCGACATCGAGACGGATTCGACCATCATGCCCGACGAGAACGCCGCCAAGCAGCGCGCGACCGAGTTCCTCGGGGCTCTCGGCACCGCCCTGGCGCAGCTGATCCCGATGGTTCAAGGCCAACCCGAGAGCGCTGAGTTTGCCGGCGAGGTGATCAAGTTCGCCGTGTCGCCGTTCCGCGCCGGCCGCAGCCTCGACCAGGCAATCGATGACTTCGTTGAGAAAATGAAGCAGACGGCCGCGCAGCCACGTCCGAACCCGGAGCAGGAGAAACTCCAGGCCGAGATGAAGCGCAAGGAAGCCGAGGCAGCTGAGAAGGCCGCTGATCGGCAGGCAGAGAGCGATCGCAAGTCCGAAGAACTTCGGATGAAGCAGGCCGAGCATGGAATGAAAATGCAGCAAATGCAGGCCGACCGCGACGCCAAGATTCAGGACCGCGACTTCCAACGCGAGATTGCGACCGAGAAGCGAGGCTTCGACCAGGAGACACACCAGCGCAACATGGAAACCCGCAAGGGCGACATCCAGATGAAGCGCGCCGAGAAGGGCCTGCCGACCGAGGAGGTCGAAGAGATGCAGGCGCAGGCGACGATCGCCATGCTGCAGCAGACCGTCGAGGCCGTCACCGCAATGGCAGACGCCGTTTCGCAGGGGCAGCAGGCGCTGGCAACGTCGCTGCAACAGCTGGCCGACTCGCAGGAGCAAATGGCGGCCGCCCAGGTCGCGCCCAAGGTCATTCAGTTCGATGAGGATGGAAACGTGGTCGGCATGCAGACGGTGGTGAACTGATGGCTATTCAACGTGTCAGAGCGAAAGCCAACGTCGGCGCCGGCACCGAGGACTTCTACATGGATCAGATCGGGACAGACTATGTCCCGGTCACGAAGATACTGCTGGGCGACGATGATGTCGACGAGGGCTTTGTCCACAGTGGCAACCCAATGCCGGTGTGGCTTGCTTCGGTACCGCTCCCGGCTGGGGCCGCTACCGAGGCTGGGCTTGATGAGATCCTGGCCAAACTGCCGAACCTGTTCTCGACAATCCCAGCCAACGACACACCAGCCGCCGCAGTGCGCGCAATTGGTCAAGACGTTTGGGTGTGCAGCTTTGCAAGCACCGGCAGCGTCCTCTCGCCCGATTTTGTTCTTCTGGGGTCCGGTACCGGCCACTCATTTTCGCAGGCCAACGGCTCGCTTGCGATCGTGACCGGCACGACGGCCAACTCCGATTGGCTGGCGCGCTCTGTCCGTTCTTGGCGCGGCTCTCTGCGTCTTCGTGCGTCGATCGTTGCCTCGCAGCGCATCGTCAACCAGAACCTTGTCGTCATGCTTGCCGATCTGGTCGGCGAGAACCTGACTTACAACATCGTGAACACGACCACGGTCGATGTCACTCAGACGGCACACGGCTTCACCGCAGCAAACGTCGGCCAGTTCATGCAAATGGGCGGCATTACCGGCGCGGCTGGTGTTCCGGGCCGCTTTGCCATCGCGTCGATCCCTGACGCGAACACGATCCGCTTCACGGTTGCCGGCTGGCCCGCGTCTGGCACCGGCACGCTCGACCTGTTTGGCTGGAATTACGTCCGTAACCTGCTTTCCGGCACGACAGCGACCAACTTGGCGTGGGCTACGCAGCGCCGGGGATGGTCAGCCGGCGACGTGACGGCGACCATCAACACATCTGCCTCGCCCGGTACGATCATTCAGAACGACCTGAATGGCCGCGACGCCTTCCTGATGGATCAGCTGCGGGCCAGCGCCGCAAACCCAACGTTCACGACGAGGGCGAGCAGCTACGAGAACCTGCCAGACGATGATGTTGAGTTGTACGTCTTCATCTGGAGCCTGAACGGCACTACCGCCCCGGCCAGCACGACCACATGGACGATTGGCTTCGTGTCTGTCGAGAAGTTCGCCAACATGCCCGTCTACATTCAGGGCGCAAGGGCAAACGGCAACGCAAACCCGATCCCGGTTCAGCCGCAGGGAACGACGCCGGTTTCTGGCACGTTCTGGCAGGCCACGCAGCCAGTTTCGTTGGCAACGAATACGCCGACGCTTGCTGCAGGCAATAACCGCGCAGGCTTCATCGCTGCCGCCGGCATCTGGTTCGATGACAGCGCCACGACTCTAGCCGCAAATGCCACCTTCACCGGCACGTCCCGCGACCTGACCGTCACCGCGACCGCCACGGCCTTCGCCAACGCCGCGACCTACGCGCAAGAGTTCGTCGTCTCGGCCGAGTCCGATGTGTCTGGCACGCTTTGGATAGAAGTGTCTCGCGACAATACCAACTGGAGGCGCGCCAAGAGCGTGGCAACGGCAGCCATCACCGGCGGCGGCCAGTACGCCGAAATCGTCCACAGGCCATCCTGGCGCTACATCCGTGTCGGCTTCACCAACGGCGCGACCATCCAGGGGCGTTTCTCGATAGGATCAGTCGCCAAAGGAGCGTGACATGGATCCCGAGGGCTTTGATCCCAATGTCGCGCACATCACGGATGGCGGGCATGTGTTCCAAGTTCTCAACGCCGACGGCAGCGATTGGGATGAAGAGGCGACCAGATTGATCTATGAAACCTGGAAGGCTGAACAGTAATGCTTTCGATCTGGTTCGCGACGGGGTTCTTCTCCTCCTCGGAGGCCGTCGAGCCGCCCGTCGAGGAACCAATTCTCGACGCCGATGGCGTCCGCTCTCTAAGGCGCAGAGCGGAGCGCATTGGCCAGGAACTGGAAGAGCAACGGCTCCGCGACCAGCGAGCCCAACGCCAGGCAGTGGAGCGCGCCTGGGCGAAGGTCTTCGAAGAGGCCGAGCCACAGGAAGCCCCGCAACCGACTGTCGAGCAGACCCAGCAGGTCGTCTCGATCGCCGCAGCAGAGATCGACTTGCTCGGCATTGCCGACGCTACCGATCGGCTCCTCGATATGGTCGAGGCCTACGTCGAGGAACTGAGGCTGGAAGCCGAACTCAGGCTCAACGCCAAACGCAATAAACGAAACAGGGACGCAATGATCGTATTGCTGATGGCCGCATGAGAGAGCGCTATTGCAAGGTCTGCACCGGCTGGCACAAGCTGG